TACTACAAGAGAGAGAATTTCTTCTCTCTCCAAAATAACTATTAAGAAGCAACTGAAACACCAGCAGTAGCGAAAGTTGGAACAGCACCATCGACATAAATGCCAACAGCAGCTTGAGCCATAACAACATGGTCCACTGAAGAACAATTTTTCAATAAAACAGTTCCTTGAGTTTGAGCAGCACCAAATCCTACAGCATGAGCAGGAGTAGCAGCACCTAAAGCATTACTTAAAAAAACAGAGTTTTCTACAAGTAACATTCTTTCAACATCTGTAGCGTTAGCTCCATATATTCTAACAGCTTCAGTTCCAGCTGATTTAACTAAGAATAAACAATGTGAAATAATATTATCACGACAAACTTTACCAGTAATAGTTTCTCTAGTCAATAACATATTCGGTCTGATTTTATTATCAGCGATGATATTAACAGTAGAACCAAATACACAATTTAACCATTGAACACTATCACCGTTGTTTAATACTTCAGCGGCAGCAGTTTCGTCTAAGTCTTTAGATTTGTAGAATTCACAATTATCATAAATTGTATATTCTCCACCCTCAGCAATCCCATATAAACTAGCAGCAACAGCACTTGAAGAATCGAATTTAATTCCAGTAAAAGTATTACCAACACCAGTATTTTGCATTAAGGCAATATCAGCAGCAACAGTTGAATCACCCATAGTAATACGAGAACGAGCTCCTAATCCATAAGAGTTATTTCTTACACGACCAGTTAGTCCGATAAAATGTATTCTATTTTTTGTGATAGTCAACATTGAAGTAAGAGCATGAGCACCGTTTCCGGCCAAAGCAATTACATCATGTGAATTTGTAACAGCTGCATCATAAGCAGCTTTTACGCTTGTGAATAAACGAACATTACCTTCTGGATCACCAATCATTAATTGTGAAAGCCTGTCGTAATTTGCATCTGTTGATGGACAAACAATTAATAATCTTCCCATAGTTGTTAGACCTAAATTAAGTCTAACTGATTCGGCTAAGCCGTATCCTGAATTTTGATTATAATTCATAGTCTTATTAATAAATGCCCCACCTTCCACCTAGAGATAAATCTCATAGACATTTATTTAATTAATTTTTAAATTGGATTAGAGGGGAGAAACTAATCTCCCCACCTCACCAAATACTTATCTAAAAAAATTACGCCATTTCTAAGCAGTTCCATCACCCTTACTCATTTTGAACCAACCGGCATTAACAGTAACGATTCCATATCCACCACGAGCACCAAAATTCCAATCATCAGTGCTGAACTCTTCACCAGCATTTAAGTTAGCAGGTGTTTTCAAACGTGGTTCTTCCCATATACCTAAATACATAGTTGAATTTTCGCTTGAGGCAAGACCCCAATAATAACGCTTTGTAGTATCTACAGCACCATCTTTATCAGTAGCAACACGAGGCAAAATTACATGTCTATATTTTGACATATAAACATTTTTTACACCCGAGTTAGAGCCAGTGATATCAGCAGTTGATTGTAAATATTCCTTAGCAGTATTTACAGTATTTGCATCATCAGTTGTCCAAAGAATGTCAAAAGACATAGCCATTTTTTGACCAAATTGATTAATAGTTTCTTCAGTAACTAATCGTTCCATTCCTTCTAAAGCACCTTTTGATAATCTTGGATTGTTAGCTAAAATATTTCGATATGTGGTAGAAGAACCTTTAACTGTATGATCAGTAGCAGCTAATGCTCTTGTATCTCCAACAGTAACATCAACAGTAGAACCATCCATGTCTGTATAAGATGTTGAAGCAGCGAAAGCAATTCTATGAGATAGATCTAAATCCATTCTCTTAGCTACTTGTGTTGCTAAACTTGTTAATCTTTGTGTAACTTCAGGATATTTATTTTGAGTTCTCATTTCATAAGTGATGCCAATATCCATAGCAACACGATAAGCAGTCATTATTTTAGAATAACCTTGCTGAACTTTAGCTCTTTCAGCTTGATCACCCTGACCTTTTCTTTTAGCATACTCTTCAGAATCGATTTCACTGAATTCACGAGTATTTCCAGAATTAGCAGAAATAGGATATTCCTTTACTAATCCAGAAGTTCTCATAGTTTGTGGCACAGACATAAAAGCCTTACCCCAAATAACATCAGCTAATTTGACGAAATCTGATAGAGAAATTGAATTTAATTCCATTTTGTTTAAATATCTCTCTGCCGTGAGACTGATTATTTAGCTCACTCGCCGTCCCTAGGAGATATTAATTAATTATTAATTTAAGCCTTAGCAATAGCATCAGGACCAATATTTAGAATGAACTCACCCTTTGAAGCACTAATATATTTGGTGCAGAAAGCGATGTCATAAGTAGATGCACTTTGATCAACACCAGAACCATCATCATCAGTAGTTAAATCAAAGTATAATCCCACTGAAGTAGTTGCTAATGTTCCATCATTTACATCAGCTTCCCAAACTACATGCTTTTCAACTGGAACTTCAACTGGCAATAATCTAGCAACAGCATAGTCAGAGTCAGCAGTAGTAACAGTTTTTCTTAAAACACCAATACAAGAATATCCAGCAGTGGTATTTGTAGCCAAAATAAGAGTTCCACTTGAAAAAGCTACTACACTACCTTCAGCCATAGCACCAGCAGAAGCAGCTACAGGAAAATACATTATTTTGGTCTTTCCTTGTTTTCTAATAAACATAATCTTTAAAATTATTAAATTTTTTAAATCCCTATTATACAAAAAAAACACGATATTTGTATAACATTCGTGTTTGATAACGCAGTTTCTACTCTGCGAAGAATATTTATTTTTTTGACGCAGGTTTTGTCCTTCGAATAAGTTGTTTATTATTGCCTACTTGTTTCCAAATAAGCAATGTATAACTAACCCATGCTAAAACTATATATAGTATAACAAATAAAAATATATTTGTCAATAGATTACAATATTAATTTAATTTTGTCAATAACCTTAAATTAATATCATCAGCCCCGGTGCAACTAAATGTTTTTCTGAATAACTGTTCTCTTAAATTATGAGATAAAACTTGCATTGATGTAGCTATTCCACTAGTAAAATAATAACCTAAATCATACATAGCTAATTCTGCAACAAACTTTGTAGCGAAATAGTGATTAATTGTATCTACAATGTTTCCATCTCCCTTCTCTTCGCTTTGAATTAATTCTAATAATTCTTTATTTATTTCAGTGGAAGAATTATCATCAAACTCAACCTTAATCATATTATTTTCTAATTCAAATGTTCCTTCAATTTTTTTTGATCCAATAAACATAATATAAAAGTTAATTAATAAATTTCTTATCAATAGAATATTCATGACCATCTTCAGTTTTAACAAAATAAATAGTTGTCTCAGCTGTTGTCCCAGCATCATTAATTGATTCTTTTATAACATTAGCTTTAACATATTGAAATCTTCTATTGAAAATAACTAACTCCATTTCTTCACTACTTCCATCAAAATAATTAATTTTTACTTTTTGATCTTCACGCCAAGCACCATTTTGAGAATTCTTTTCCACTAAATTAGAAGTCATGTTTTCCCAAGAGATAACAATTTTTCCATCCATAGATCTTAATTTTATAATCTTACCAGATTCACTTTTATTTTTGTTATCATAATTAGCAATACGAGCTTTATCAGCCGCAGCCTCAACTCTATTTAATCTTTCCATTATTCCATCTAACTCAGATTTTTTTAATGTAACAGTTTCTTCAACTGGTTCAGGTATTTTTTCTTCAACCTTTTTAGGTTCGAGAACATCCTTAATGTCATCAGACATAATTTGTTTTTTTTCTTGTGCCATAATATTAATAATTAATTTTTAATTTTAGCCATATCCTCATCGGATAAACCTAATTTTTTTCCAATCTCCAAAACACTATCAGAAGTCTTAGAACTTTTAACTGAAGAATTTCCAGATATATTATTAGCATTTAATACTGGATTAACAAACTTAGTTCCTACAGACATAACATAAGCATCATTTAATAATGTCTTAATCTGCTCCCTACTTCTAGCAGTAGCTGAATCAGAAAGACGATTATAATTAGCTTCAATAGTCTTTTTAAGATCTTCATCTTCTCCGGCCATAGAATTTAATAAATCATTTTTTATATCAGTTATAAAAGATGTTTCAAAACTTTTTTGTTTTTCTTCTAATTCTTCTTGCTGTTTTTTAAGAGCTAATTCAGCAGCAGAAAGTTTTTCCTTTTCTGTCTCTGTCATTTCTTCTAACTTTCTAAAATTGAAATCTTTGTTTTCAAGTTTAGCTAACTTCTCGTTAGTCTCATCTAACTTTTCTTGAAGAGATTTAATCTCCTCTGGTGGTAAAACCCCTTCGACTGGATTACCATCATTGTCATACACTTCGAATGGCATAATTTTTTTATTAATTATTAAATGACTTCGTTTTTATCGAAGTCTTCTTCTTTTTTAATTAAATCTAAATATTGTAAATGATATTGCTGAAATATATCTTTAACGCCAGCTATACCCAACAACTTACCTTTATTTTCTTTTGACAAATCATTATTATCAATATTCATTACTGTCTCCATTATTTGCTTTGTATATATTTCATCAAACAATCTTTCAAATAATTTGTTAGAAAAAACTACACTACAAAAAGACAATAAATCTTTTTTATCATTCTCAGATAAATTTTGAAATAAATCATCTGGCTGAAAAGAAAACATTGAAATAGCTTTTTTAATCATATATAAATATTAATTATTGTCCCATCATACTAGTTCCTAATCCTCTATTTAATTGAGCCCCTAAACCACCTTGGTCTCCTCCACCTAAAGCAGCATCAGTTGGTTGGGCTGGAACACTTTTATTAAAAAATTTCTCTGGATTTTGTTTAGTAAGAACAGCATATCGTTTCATTAAATAAGAATAATTTAATGTCTGAGGACCAAATAATGTTATAGCATCCTGAATATCTTGTTTGAACATAACTCGTTCTAAATCACTACTATTTCTTTCTGTAGGATTAATTGTGATATACCAAAAATATTTCATCTTAGCAATATCTGGACTCATATAAGTTTTTCTAACCGGCTTTCTCATAACTTGAGATAATTGCTCTTCTTCTTCCATTATTTGCTCTGGAGAATATTGATTAACATTAGGATTAAATTCTATTATTTTTTTACCAGATTGAGTATCTTCCATTTCAGTATCTACCTCAATAGTTTTATAAACATCTTCTAATTTTTGAGTTATATCATTATATTTTTTTTCTTGAACCTTAGTCCAATTAGTTAAAATATTATAAATTCTAAGCCATGCTAATTGTTTTTCTAATGATATAATACCAAATATTACCATTCCTAACTTCATCATTTGTTGTTTTTTTAACTCTAATATCTCTGTGGCTGTCTGACGACCACTTTGAGTTTCTCCCATAAATGTAGGGGACACAGATTTTTGATCAATAATATTTTTTATAAATTCAAAAGCAGCAAATTCAGAAGAACTAACACCAGTAGCATCTCCAATAACTTGAATTTTATTAGGATCTAACTGATTTGTTATTTCACCAGCATTCATAATCTTTCTTGACAAAACTCTACCAGTATTGTTTGCAAGAGGTGGCATAAAAGATTTTCTAGTTTTAAGAACTATTAACTTTAACATCTCATCTAATACTTCTTGATCTACCTTAGTTTTAGCCGGTATAGACTTGCTGTAAGCGAAAAACTGCGAAATGGGATAAATATCACCCTTAGCGATAGTATATTCACCAGAGGGGCTTACAACCTCTAATGGAAAGCCGCAAGGGAGCATCATAACACCATTTAGAATAATCATATACTCATTACACCACTTATTCTGATATTTAATAACTTCAACAAAATTTTCCTGAACAGTCTCAAGTGTCCAATCCCTATAAGTAGAATTATCAGTTGGGTGAACTCTAACTATTTTTTTAGGAACATATTTGAATCTATCCCATTTTCCATAAATAGCTTTAGCTTCTTCATAGCTTAAAATATCAACAGTAAATAAATATGGTTGTTTCGAAATCTGAAATTCTTTAATATTACCAAGATAAACTTTATCACCACGAATAAGTCTTGTTTGACAACCGATAAATCCATCTTCAATTTTTTCATCCCAAGAAATCTTTTTAACATTAATACCATCTCCCCAATTTATATTTTTTAATTTCTTAACAATTTTATTTTCCTCTACCCATTGCTCTTCAACAAAACAAGAGCCTTGATCCATAAGCTCTTTATAAATTAAAACTCTTTTCTCATCATAATTTTCTAACTCTCGAGATTTCTTTATCATATCTTCCATATTTCTACCAAGTTCATCAACTTCTAACATATCTTTATCAAAGGCTAAAATATTTGATTCTAAATTATAATTTAGAATAGACGAAATTAAAGTATTCTCTTTTTCTTCAGTAGTCCCGGTAACAATTCTAGTATCTTCTGGATTCTTTTTAGGAGGAATATATGAATTAGCTGCCTTAACATTAGAATCGTAATACTCTTGATGGGTCATATCATTGAGTTCTCTATGGGTAGAACTCTTAGCAGTATCAGAAGTAGTTAATTTTTGTATTAAATCTTGTCTATAAGCAATTTCTTCTTCAGTATAATCTGGTTGTAAATTAATAATTTCTTCTTCTTTTTTTATTTTTTTCATATTATTATTTTATATTATAGCGAACCTATCAAAATTTTTATCTTGTTTTTCTTCATCATCATAGAAATCATCAGCATCTCCAACTATCGGAGAATCAACTCCATAAACAGCTAATGCCAACGACATAACTCTATCATCATGAAGACCTTTACGAGACTTTACTTCAATTTTTCCTTTACTATTTAAACTATATTGGAAAGCCTCTAATTCAGCCACTAACTCTGGGTCATTCGGTATTTTAATTTTTTTTTGTTGTAATAGAATAGCGAGATTATCTAACATTTCCCTTCTAGTTTTTGAAGTAAAAACTATAGCTCCATCACTTCCAATATTTAATCCAGCCCTTTCTAAATCTTCAACCACTGGATCACCTACACCAGTTCTATCAATTTTTAACTGAGCATTATTATATTTTCTAGCTTTAGCCTCAATTAACATTTTCTGAAAATTCCAATCAACTTGATTAAACCTCTCTTGTTTTTTTACTCTAAATGAATATAAATCAAAAGGAGTCAGAACAGTCCAATCATTATATTTAGCAAGATCAGCTCCTAATGTATAAAAATGTTTTGGATTAACATTATCATCAGCCTCATATAAACATTCTTTAATCCCTCTAAAAAATGCTCCAGCATCTTCAAGAAATGAACAGTAATATTCTTGTTTAAAAAGAGCTTCAGGAGTAGCTTTTCTAGCCTCTTCAATTTCTTTGTCAGTTAATCCATTAGTATCATCAACAGTCTTTAAAGATACAAACCATTGCTCTGGATGTTGCCTACCGTATTCATACAATTCCCACGAAGCATTATGCCCTTTAGGAGTAAAAATGAAAGTTGCTGTTCCATGATTTTCACGAAGAACCGGCTGTAAAATAGCTGTCCATAATTCAGGATTTTCTTCAGAAAATTCATCCAGCACTACATCGATAGGGTTAATACCACGATGTTTATCTATATCATCGCAACCAGCAAATCTTTGTATAGAACCATTTTTATAATAAATTGCTAATTCACTTTCATTCATTTTATCAACTAATTCCATAGGGACATGTTCCTTTACTAATTGATCCCATATTACACCCTTAGCTTGTTTATAAGTTGGAAGAAAATAATAATAAACATTAACACTAGTTTTTTCAGCTTCGGTTAGCCTACTATCATTTGGTGATAACCATTTTTGAAGAGTTTTAGAATACTTTAATTGAGTTCTAATTATCTGTTGATTTAGAACAGTCTTAGTTTTTCCACCACGGCGATGAAATACTGCTATTTTAAATCTTCTTTGATCCTGTAAAAGTTCATATTGATAAGATCTCGGAATAAAATTTTTTGGTAAATTTATTTGCATTAAATTATTTTATTACTTCAACTTCCATTGGCTCATCTTCCTTAGCATCTTCAACTCCTATACCATTTAAAATATTAACTTGAACCGTAGAACCGCCACTGCCTTCTAACTGTGTAGGCAAAACTCGTTGTTGTAATTTATTATATTCTATAAGAGCTGTTTTATTTTGACTAGCATCTTCTGAATTTAGCATTTCAAACCATTTTGACCACCAATCTTTTCTAAATTTATAAATTCTATCAGCTATGTAGGTTTTAGTTCTTCCATTTACCAAATCAGTTTCCAATTTTTTTTCATGTAATTCAGTGAGCTCCCTTGTCATTTTCTCTTTTACTTTTTCGCAATCATTAGATGGTAAATCTTTTTTCATTTTTTTAATTTAATTTATTTTGTCCAGCTTGTATATAATTTTTGTAAAATTATTTTTTATAATAGAACATAATTTATCGCTTGTGGGCTGGACACTCCTATTTCTCCTAATAAATATTAGAAAGAATTAATAAAGATTATACAAGCAGACAAAATAAATTAAAATTTTTGGAATAAATATTTTATGGTTATATTATAACAAGTAAAAATAATTTTGTCAATAGTAATAACATAAAAAAAGATTTTTGTCAATAGTCAGTTTATTTTAGAAATCTCTCGGGGGGTGGCAATTATATATACAAATGTAGGATTGATGGCCCACCCCCACCCCTTAACAATATTTTGAAAAAATAAACAAAAAACAATATTTTTTAGCTAATATTAGCCAAAAAATAAAACAAATTAAAAATATATAACCTTAAAAAATATCTGATTGGGTGCTTCTTACTTCTCTTAATATATCTTATAAGAATATAAAAAATGAAAAAACCCCAATAAAAACGCATATTTTAAAAAAATTAATATTGCCATTGACAAAATGATTATTTTGTTTTTACTTTTTTAAATCTATTTATTTATTGCTACCCCTTTTTTTAGTCTCTTAAACTTTTTAAAAATTATGATCATAAAAAAATTTACCCTAAAATTT